CTCCATTCAGTCCACTGACGAAGCATGGAGTGACATTTTTCAGAGCCGAGATATGGAATTCGTTGGTCCACGTGAGCAATCCTATATAATCACCTTTAGGATTTTATATAGGACGGATTCGTGTCTTCTCTGTCCGGCACCGACCATTCGTATCGATCTCCAAGGAAGGAGCCAGATGTTGTTCACCATTCTTCGTCATTACTTCGAAAAAGCCCTTGTAGGCTTCTTCTTCACCTATCAGTAGCTGCTTCTCGATCTGCTCACGGTACAGTTTTTTCTTCTTTTAACTCCAATTCGGATGCTCCGCCAACCAATGCTCAACACCTAATGTATGCGCACCATCAAAGAAAAGTTGTATCTAGTTTACCAATCGGTCGATTTATCCAGTGCAGAACTCTTTAAAGCCTATCAGATACTAAGGATCTGGTTCGCATCTTGACGATAAAAGCCTAGATGACATGGAGTATAACAAGTTGGTCAGAGATCTGCTGGACCACTCATAAGCTTTCATCCCTTTGATAGTGAAACCAGACTAAAAAGGTTTTCTATAATCAGGTTTCTCCCTCCTGCACATATCATATATCTATGCCTTATCCACATGCCACACCTCGTTGACCACTGCTCTACTCTCTGTCATATCAATATCCCTAAAAACGTGGGTCTGGTAATAGAGGTCGCGATAGTCCGTATACTCATCCTTAACCGGCATCAATCTCGGTTACCTCTTAAATAAGGTCGATAAAAATCTATCCTCTTTCCTTCGTAAAGGCTGATCCTCTGATATCTTTAGAAATAGATTGTTCAACTATTGAATGCTATCCGGTTCCAAATTAGCATTCAACGCTTGATAGAAGGTGGATATATGCTACTATTTAGGCATCCATGCTGCGAATGCTTTGAGATCATCAAGCTTATAGCAGAGCTTGACATCTTCCTTCAGCTTGAGCCCGGCCACAAGGGGACCCTCATAGTTCATCTACTCTGTGACTAAGCGCTCCCTCTTCGAGGTCAACATGAGGTCCAATATACCCAGTTCATGACCACTTCTATACCGAACTGGTCTGGCATCCGGGGCGACAATGCCCACTATGAAAGGCAAAGTTTCTTGGAAATGTTGATACCATTTGGACTTGAGAACCATGGAAGAGCTATCAAAATTTATCTTCATCAAAGGCTTCATACATTTTATCTGCACGTTAAATGCAGAAAGGTGGGATTGCAAAACCACGCTGCTCTTTTATTTCCTTGCAATCTCTTCAACAGTGGTGGCTCCTTTCAAGACATAGAGATGTGCAAAAACTGCTGTCCAATCGACCTCGCAGTTGCTATTCAAGTCACGCACCCTCCTTTCAACTATGAGCTCCTTCTTCCATGTTTGCATCCTAAACCCAAACCAGCCTCTGATGCCTTCTTCCCACATCTAACTTTCATCTCGTATTACGACGCCCCCAAGAACCTTTCGGCTGTAGTAATAACTTTTGTCGCAGTATTCTTCTAACACCACCTCTCTAGGACAAATCGCCGCTCTGAATGCCACCTTACCAGGTGGACAATATCCTTGGTGGTATACTACTCCATTACAAGACAGAGTCTGATTCAACTCTGTGGGAAACACCAATGGGTGTTCATATGGTCGAGCTTAACCTGAGGCAGTCATACAAACGTAATATCTAATGTTTGCCTCCTCATCTCTTTTTGCATGTATCTGCGCATAGCCTTGATTTGATGGAAGCTGCCACCTTCCACAAATAGCTGGGAATGTCATCATTGAAAATTCCAATGGGTAATCGAAACTCAATTCTGAGAGATAATAAGCGCTATCGAGGGAGATACCCATGGTGCACCCATCTTTTTCTGGCACGCCCCTACCTATCTCTCTCCAATATTTATTCATCTCATGAAATTCCTGGATAGTTCCCCGAAACACATTAACGCGGCCAACAGCGGGACATTCGATTCGGGAGAGCTATACGGCTGGAACTCTATGCTCCTTCTCATTCTTCAAGAAAACTCTCTACTTCTCTCTTCTCAATTCCTCTTCCATACACCTGTGTCCGTTTGCGACACGTTCGAGTGGACTGGCACCAGGATTTCTATCAATGTAATACTTATCCATCAGAGAGCGCCAAGTCTTCATATCATCTTTTGTAGGGTCCAACTGCATATTCCTGACTAATCCTGCGAAGACTGGATAATGGGGATACAACTTCCCTTCAGCATCTTTGTGGTACCTTCTATCGTAACTGTCCAAGTCTGGTCGTACCCCGATATAGCACACCCTATCGCTATAATCAAATAGCGCTTTGTAGTACAAGCTAGCATGTTTGGCGTATTTGGCTCCTATGTCTATAATATAAAAGATGTGAGCGGGGTCAGATGTGAGATAATTTCTACCCCTCTCGATCACTCTATTCATAGCGATTGCGGCATGAATATCAGCGAGTAATCTTGGGGCCGGATGGTTGGATCCATTATAACTCCTCAGATGGTTGTTATCGTGATTTGCCACGGAAAGACCTCTCTAAGCCAATTAGTTCAAGATGTGTGAGGACACGCAGCCAGAGCTGTTGACTTACACACTCTAATTCGGCTTCCCAACAAACAAAGTCCGAGAATCCGATCGTACCTCCTATTTTGACTCGTTATGGTTGAATACCCCCACGAATGCGGCAGCCAAATCCATATTGAAACCCTGAACCAGCCGGTCACACCTGGTAAGACCCTTGCGCTAAATTATATCCCTAAATTCCAACACGGATGTCGAACCCACCAACTCTAATCCAGTTTGTTTGGATTTTGCGACCTTTCGGGCTATCTTGCGAAAATCTGGTAATCCGAGATCACTGTCTGTCGCATCTACTGGAACTTGGATGGTTATTGGTTTATACTCGACCTTCTTGTATAACACGGGCAACAATTTTCGGATTCTGTTGTCTCCTTGATAGTCAGTGACATTCAGCTTTCGTGGTTGACTCAACACCTCGATGGCGTAATCTTTCAACTTTCTGGTCTTAATATACCCAAATTTGCTAGCCATGTCTAAAGACTCTAAGACTCCCTCATCGCTAGGGCCCTGTGACCACACCACCATCTCCTTGAAGAATTTCCTGATCAAATTATATCCCTCCAAGTTTCTCGCTGTTGTCACTGCTCTGTTATGGGCGACACGCAATTGGTCTATATTCCCATGATTGATGGGCTTGCCCTCTCTGCACAACTCATCCAAAAACTACTAGAACAATTTGAAACTAAGTTTCGTCTTCTGGGTCTCCTCATTGTAAGACTTGTGGACAGCCAACTAATAGCTCTTGCTCATCATACTAGTCTATTTGATAGGCTGCTCGGTCATCTTCTTTGTGGCCTTCCCATGCTTGCCACAGGAAATTTACTTTGGATCAGACTTGATTGGTAACTAGAAGCATACAAAAGCATGATTGTCATGGGCCACAGGTCTCCCCAACTCGCCAGGATGGGTGAAACGCACACCACTCTTCAGGGTAAGACTTCCGGTTTTTTCTGCATAGGGAAAGTCGTGCTCCTTCATCCAGCTCAGGCTCTCCTCGTGTATAAGAGCCGAAAGGGCACAAGCATACGCTCCACATTGACCGTCAGGCATCGAGAGATATCCGTATCCGCCATACACAAAAGAGGCCTTAAATATTGCATCCGGAGCGAAGCCCTTGGGAATTTCCAGTCCTCCACCTCCGTATGCTTCATCGCACACTTCTCTCCATGCTTCCTTAATCCCGTCTTTCAGAGATTCAGTAGTGGAATATGTTCTTTTTGTGATGAACATATAAATGGTTTGGAGAATAAGCATGATATCATCGGATAAGGGCTTATACGATTTTGGAGCTCGCTATTCCAGCTCCGTTGCATCACCCGACCTAAATTTATTCGTTTACTATCGTTATTTTTGTTTTTTCTACTTTTTCATTTGATTTGATAATAAAATTTGTT